GGCTGGGATTGACGGGCTGTCAGACGCTTTGCAGGTTGACGATAGCCGCTTTGTGATCGAGCTGAGCTTGGTGAAAGACCGTGTGGGCGGGTTTGTTCTTGTGACTGTTGAGGGTGAATGAAGGCTTTTTTGGATGGGTTGGTGTAGCCGTCACATTTCCGCAACAGAGAAAAATATATTTGCACGATTGCAAAAAATGGGTGGTTTTGGTGTACATTACACACATCGCAGCAAAAACGCTGCAACCCGCCAGGGGGGAGCTTGGAAAGGAGAATGAAATGACTGCACCAAAATTTTTGGAAGACTCGTACAAGATCGACACCGTCATGATTGATGGGGCCGAGTGCTATGGCGCATCCCCATATTGTTTGCTCTCTTGCGATATTCCAGCCGAAGACAGATCGTTTGAGCTGTGCTACGCAGCAGGGTGGCTCGGCGTAAAAATGGGGCACCAGTTGATTGAGATTGGCGTTCCAAAGAGCCGATTGGAAGAGATCGTCCAGTCCGCAAGAGCCGATTTAGGGATCACTGCATGGGCATGAATACCACCACCCTCGTGGTGGACTTGCCAAAGCCACAAAAGGCGGCCTACGCACAGGCTGCACGGTGGGAGGGCAAGAAACTGGCGGTTTGGGTGCTGGAGCACCTAGACCATGCAGCAGATGATGCGCTGGCCGAGGAAAAGGCCAGCAAAATGATGAAAGAGATTAAGCGTGATTAAAGACCTATTCGCGGCATTCGCCGTAGCCATTGGCCTGACGGCCTTTGTGTATTGGCAGCTAAGCTTGCCAGTAGTCCAGTACCGCCACCAAACGGGGGAATGCGTCGCCGTTATCCCTGCAAGCGCAGGTAGTTGCGATAAGCTACCAAGCCGCCACGAGGCAGAATGGGTGGCACCTGAATGATGGAGCGCGCGTTGGAGATCATTAAGATAACAAAGGGGGCATGGCGATGAGCATCGAAGAGACACTGGCGCAGCGCCAGCAGACACATGGCGACTTCAGCAGTCACGCAGCAGTGAGCCAGGCGATGAAGAACGCCATGCGCCAATCATCCGGATGGGGCGGCCTCTCTGATGATAAAAAAGAAGCGCTAGAGATGCTGGCGCATAAAATTGCCCGCATTTTGAATGGAAATCCGAACACGCACGACCATTGGCACGATATTGAGGGCTACTCGCACTTGGTCTCGTCTAAGCTGAAGGAAAAAGAATGAAGCAACAGAAAGATAACCCCATCAATAACGCCACAACTGACCCACGCGAGCCGTGGGGGCTGCCAAAGCCAACCCTGCGCCCAGGGGCAGAAGACTTCCTGAAGGTGCCAAGCCTGCGCGGTGAAAGACGGGTGGCGCATGCGCCTATGGCTGGGATTGGTGCTTCGGGATGGGTGCGCAATGGTAAGATGTAGCAAAATAGCAACGAGGGCAAGATATGAAGAAAAGCGCTAACCCAGCGGACATGGTAGAGCATTGGGACATAGAGCGCCTGATACCCTACGCGCGCAACAGCCGCACGCACTCAGAGGCGCAGATCGCGCAGATAGCCGCATCCATGAAGGAATGGGGGGTTACTAGCGCCGTGCTGGTAGATGAGGACGGCGGCATCATTGCGGGGCACGGACGGGTGCTAGCTGCGCGTAAGCTCGGCAAGACTGAGATGGCCGTGATGATTGCAAGGGGCTGGACGGACGCGCAGAAAAAAGCCTATGTAATCGCTGATAACCAGCTAGCGCTTAACGCGGGGTGGGATGACGATCTGTTAGCCCTCGAATTAGCAGAGCTGGCAGACTTGGGGTTTGATTTGGATCTGACAGGATTCACTCACGATGAATTAAGCCTGCTCAATCCAGAGGAACTACCCGAAGGCTTAACCGACGAGGATGCTGTGCCAGAGTTGGCAGAAACATCCGTGTCGGTGCAGGGCGATATTTGGCAGCTTGGCAATCATCGGCTGATGTGCGGGGATAGTACGAGCATTGATGCGGTTGAAAGGCTGATGGCAGGGAAGAGGGCAGACTTTTGCTTTACCTCGCCACCGTACAACGCAGCGATAAAGTCTGCTCAGATGCACAGCAAGGCGCCGAAGTCAGGCGCTGGTGGCTTGTATGTCGGCGGGTACTCGGACGACAAGTCGAGCACTGAATACATTCAGTTCAACTCGGACATCATCAGTGCGCTCTCGGCAGTGGCGGGCGAGAATTTCACCTGTTGCTACAACATCAACTACAACAAGAACAGCCCGAGCGAGTACATCGACGTTATCCACGCTGCCAAGCAGAGCATCCCACTGGTTGAAACTATCGTTTGGGAAAAGGCGATGGCGGTCTCGCTGCAAGGCGACAACCTGACGCGCATCTTTGAGTTCGTCTTTGTGCTGTGCAAGGGCAAGTTCAAGATCAACAAGAACCGCACCGACTGCCTGAAGAATCTGTGGAAGATAAGCAACATCGGCGCGAACCACGAAAGCCACAAGGCTTGCTTCCCGATCAAGCTGGTCGAGGAAGGCATCAAGAACTTCGCGCCGCACGGTGCTGTGATCGTCGAGCCATTCGGCGGAAGCGGGACAACGCTGATTGCGGCAGAAAAGCTCGGGTGCAGTGCATTCCTGATGGAGCTAGACGAAAAATACTGCGATGTGATCATTAAGCGCTGGCAAGAGTTCACAGGCAAAGAGGCGACTCACGCCGAAACTGGGAAAACATTTGCGGAGATGAGTAATGAGAAAACTTGAAAAACCCCCCGCTATAAACGGTCACGGCGGCGCGCGCGCAGGCTCAGGGCGTAAGCCGTTCGTAGCCACAGATGCTGAGCGGAAACAGGTCGAGGCGCTAGCGGGCGTTGGCTTGCCGCATGATCAGATAGGGGCGCTGGTGCGCGACGGCGTCTGCACGGATGTCATACGCCAGTATTTTGCCAAGGAGCTGAAGGCGGGGAAGGCCAAGGCCAGCGCCAAGATAGGCCAGACGCTATTTAACCGAGCGATCGGCGGGGAGACGGCCGCGCTAATATGGTGGACGAAATCGCAGATGGGGTGGAAGGAAAAGCAGCAGCACGAACTGACTGGCGCGGACGGCGCACCATTGGAGTTTGCGAAGATCGAGCGAGTGGTAATCCGTGGCAAAGCCGACACTGAAAATTCAGACGCCTGAGTGGGCTGTCCCGCTGCTGCAGCCTGCGCGCTACAAGGGCGCACACGGCGGCCGTGGATCGGGCAAGTCGCACACCTTTGCCGAGATGCTGATCGAGGCGCACATCATGGACCAGGGCAGCCGCAGCGTCTGCGTGCGCGAGGTCCAGAAGTCGCTGGCTCAGTCGGTCAAGCGCCTGCTCGAACTCAAGATCGAGCAGATGAATGCTGGCGCGTACTTCGAAGTGCAGGAGGCCGTCATTAAGTCCAAGAAGGGCGACGGCCTGATCATCTTCCAGGGCATGCAGAACCACACGGCCGACTCGATCAAGTCGCTGGAGGGCTACGACCGTGCATGGGTGGAGGAAGCGCAGTCGCTGTCCCAGCGCAGCCTGGACCTGCTGCGTCCAACCATCCGCAAGCCCGGCTCGGAACTGTGGTTCACCTGGAACCCGGCGCTGGCGACCGACCCGGTCGATGCCCTGCTGCGCGGCGAAAAGCCTCCACCGGACTCGGTGGTGCTGGAGGTCAACTTCGACGACAACCCCTGGTTCCCGGACGTCTTGCGCGCGGAGATGGAGTACGACCGAGGGCGCGACCCGGACAAGTACGCACACGTTTGGCGTGGCGGCTACCTGCAAAACAGCAGCAGCCGGGTGTTCCGCAACTGGCGCGTCGAGGAGTTCGAGGCACCCAAGGACGCCATCCACCGCCTGGGCGCGGACTGGGGCTTCGCGTCCGACCCGACCGTGCTGGTGCGCTGCCACATCATCGGCCGCACGCTCTACATCGACCACGAGGCATACATGGTGGGCTGCGAGATCGTGAACACCCCGGACTTGTTCATGACCGTGCCGGAGGCCGAGAAGTGGCCCATCGTGGCCGACTCGGCCAGGCCGGAGACCATCAGCCACATGAAGCGGCACGGTTTCCCGAAAATCATGTCGGCCGTCAAAGGCCCGAAGTCTGTCGAGGAAGGCGTCGAGTGGCTCAAGTCCTACGACATCGTGGTGCACCCTCGCTGCCTGCACACCATCGACGAACTGACGCTGTACTCCT